TTGAACTTTTATAAGATCCATCATATCTCTTTGATGCTCTACAAAGTCAATCATTTTTGCGGCTTTGTTTTTTTCTTCAGCATCTTGATTTCTCAAAAACTTTAATTTCTCAATAGGGATGTTAGCTTTTCTTTGCATGTTGTAGTTGTCATCCATAGCGGACCCAGCAAAGTATAACCTTTTATGATCAAAAGCGGCTTGCAAGCTTTCATTAGCAAAACGAATCCATGTAGAGCTAGGCTTTCTTAAAAACACAAATTTTCTAGATTTTTTATCTATTGACCGCTTCAACTGTCTAATACCTTTAGGATAATCTTTAGGGTTATCTAAATCAGCCTCTACTGTATCTATTTTTAAATTTAATTTTTTAAATATACCGCTTTCCTTACAAGCGCTCAAAAATTGCACACCTCCGTTGTAGTCACCCACCACCATCTCAATATTGAAGTGAGTCAACAGATAAGCCATATATCGAATGTGTGTTTGCAGGTTAGACCCAGAAACAGCGTAGCTATGCACTACAACGCCTTTTCGCGTCTCTGGGTGCATCTTTATCAAAAGTATAGCAAAATCGTCTGAGCTTTCACTCTCGGACCAAGAAGGGTCAAATGCGAGGATATATTTGGAGCTGGGATCACCAACAACCTCAACACACTGCCCTTCACCATCAGGAAGAGTACATGCAGCCATTTTACTAACTTTGAAGTATCCAGAACTATCATCAGTGAATACAGCGCCAAACTCTCGATCAAACTGAGATTGACTCATTGTTGATTTGGATTGGTTAATCAAATTTTGATCATATAGCTGTGGAGGCGCACAATCATAACTAAAATGCATAATAACCCTATGAGCGCCATCTTGTTTATTCTCATTGATGATTAAAGATTCATATTGTTGATAAAGCTTAAACAAATACTCAAACTTGTAGGATGCGGATGATAAACCAATAATTTTGTTGTTTGGCCATTTAGTCCTTTCGTCTTCGGTCATTTCCCCTTCCGCGATCATCTGAGTTTCTAGATCATAGATCTCTTGCCTCTCTGTAGGGTTCTCAACAACAGAAAGGAACGGCATAATAACCTCATTGAAGATTTTCTCAGGCATAAGGAGAAGCTCGTCAATAATCATACGTTGGAAACGGAAACCACGAAGTTTCTCACCATCACCAAGAGGCAAAGCAAGAATTTTACTTCTGCCTATCTCCATAACCCATTCATCATTCATTTTAGATGTTCTGGTTATGCATTGAGATAAGAACTCAGCTTTGGGGCTTTTAGCGATATCCTCAATCTTTTTAAAGATCATCTTGGACTGACGGAACGATTTAGATATGATTCCAATCTGCACACCTTGATTCATTATAGCATCTAGGATGGCAAACACAGCAGTAGAGAATGATTTACTCATACCTCGACTCCATATACCCAAAAAGTAATCCGTCTCCATCATTGACTTAATAGCCATATGCTGAAACGGAAACAACTTAACACCTGTGAATAACTCACAAGTAAAAGATGGATTATCTCTTAAGAATTTATAAAGTAAAAGCCTAGCTTCTCCTTCTTCGATGTAACCTTCTCTGGAAAGTACTTCTTGGTTTACTTCTTTGAACTTCTTGTACAGGTTCTGGTTGCCTTCTATCCAAGCCATTTTTTTCTAATTCTTTTTCCCAAAAATATTGCAAGTCAACATTCCACAGCTTCTTGCCACAGCAGAGGATCTTGGGTATTAATGCCTCACTGTCTTTTCTCGATCCACTAAACACAAATTGACAACAATCACTAAACTGTGCTTCAATAGATCTCATTCTGCTAAATACAAAACCCATATTGAATTTCTTATAAGCAGCACTATTTGTTTTATAAATTTTATTATAATCAGCCTCAACAACAATAAATAAAAAACACCCCAAACTTTTACATCTTTCTATCTCCCGAATAAACCTAGCATAACCATTAGTAACAGTAGCAGCAAAATCTTGGAATGACTTTCTTTCTGCATGAGTATGAGTATAGTTTTTTGGGGGTAGTGTATAATCACCAAAGTCTAATTTAAAAACATAAGGATTTTTAAAATTTAAAGGCTTGTTCTCTCTCGTGTCTATCCAAACCTCTTGATCACTGTAATCTTCAAAAAATTCTTTACATATATTATCTCCATAAGCAGGAGTTACCCCTATTTGGCCACAGAATGCGTTGTAACCGCCGAACAGCTTTTTTATGACATCTAGCGTGGGCCAATCGCCTGTCTTCAGGTAGAGGCTTGATGGAGCGTGTTTAAGGTCTTTCTTTTTAAGCCTTTTTTTGAATTTCTCCAAAATATATTTTTTCACCTCATCTTTGGGCGCTTTCTCAAACCAGAGGTTCATGTTTCTGGTTGTGTTGAAATCTCTAGAGAAGTACTGGCTTGCGTTTTTGAACTCGATAGGCTTTTCAGTCAGCTTATCGAAACGTGGATAGTTTTTGACATAGTAATCACCAAGCAGCATATCGTGCTTCTTGATATGCATATGCAGACCACGTTGCGTATCAAACGCCTTGTCACACTCTTTACATTCAAATTGCATCGTCTTTACTAATACCTAAAATTCGCGCTTTCCATTCAGCCATACCCTCCATACGTTCAGCCTCTTCTTTAATTAGCTTTTTTTGCATTTCTGCCATGCGAACCATGTTTTTCCGCTCTTCCTCTTCTTGAAACATCTGAACGATAGCCAAAAATGACGCGCTATCTTTTTGATTCTTCTTCATGCGCTCAGCACGGTCACCTTGTAGCTTTTTCGTCAAATTCTCAATACGTGTTTCACATTGATGATATTCTTGTGATTTTGCTTTTATAATCTCAGCAAGACGTACGGTCATTTCGGTCTGGTCATCAGCCACGTCAAACATATCATTAAGTTTGTTAAGGTGAGCAGAAACAACTTCCAAGTTAATGACCTCTTTACATACGTTAAGGTATAGATTCAGCTCGTCAGCAGTTAAATCGGGCTTGTCCCAACTCAAACGAATAAATTCTTGTTCGAACAGCTCTCTGTCTGACCTGTTAAGATAATTATTGATGATTTTTAAAAATCTACTATTGGAAAGATTGATTTGAAGCTTTTCTACACAGATTTGCTTTTGTCTGTTAAGCTTGTTTTCTTCTAAGCCTAATCCTGTTGCATCATTGATTTTCTTTAACACTCGACTCGGGCTTTTAGGCGGGACGTAGTCGCTAACGGCTGCGGAATCTTGAGACGGTACGAAATCTGGATTGATCTCGTTAATGTGCGCCAAAACCGTTCTTTGCTCATTGCTTAAGGGTTTTACTTGTTTTTGGGGGAATATAAGCTTGGCAATCTCCAAAGACGACAATCCTTCTTGGGCTTGTTGTATAATAAAGTCTTTCTGAGAATCGTTTAATTCGATTTTGTCCTGTGGTTTGCGGCGGGTTGTTTTATAATCAATATTATTCTCTAATAAGTATTTACGCACAGCCCGACCCTCTTTCGTCCGCCCGTCCAAATCATCATCCCTAAAACATTTTTGGGTAAGCTCATTTAAATTAGAGACTTTCGCGGCATTGGCTTTTATATAATCTTTTTGCTCTTGTGTTAATTCCATCACTCCTCCTTATCTTGTTTTAAAATTTTTATTGCAATCTTTTGAAATTTACATTTGAGATTCTTTACCTGTCTGTAGCCAATCTTACGATTAGTATCAGACAATTTATACCCCATATACTTAGCAACATCTTCCTCCGAACAATCTTCAAAATATAACATATAATATGCCTCATAAAGCTTTTCACCAAGTTTTTTGCGCATTTTATCATTAAGCTTCTCTATGTCAGCATCATAATCAAAATATGAACCGCATTTAACATTCACCACATTCTCATTATCATCCAAACTAGATGCTGTTTTCAATTCTAGCCCAAATTTTTTCTTCTTGGCCCATTTTGCATAATCTTTGCACGAAACATCTTGATTACCACTCAATGTTTTAGCACATAACTCATCTCTTGCATAAATACATGTCGAACAAGGCTTTATATAAGAACCATAGTGATTTCTTATAAGATTCCACATGCGATTCGTGATTACACGACTAAGCCACGGCTCCAGTGGGCGCGACTGATCCCACATATGCCACTTCTGGGCTATATGAGATTTTACTACCTGCTCAACATCCTCAAAGTCAAACCATTTTATAGCATCTAAACGCCATCTTGACTTTTGCTTCTTAACTGCACGATCTATGAGGTCTTGATAGTCTTCATATCTTTTCTTTTTTGACATTAAGGCTTAGAAGTGAATTCATCAAAATCGTATGATCCCTTCCCCTTATAATCTGGTGGAGTGTTCTGCCCCGCCAAAGAACCAATAGTAATAGTTTTAGGCTTTTCGATTTCTACATCTAGCCTCCGCAGCTGCGGTACGAACTCAGCATCAGTTTCGTCATCCGAAACTACAGACGCTTTAGTCTGACTGGGAGCTTGCTCCACAGCCGCTTGAGATTGTTGCTGACCTCCAAAACTTGTCCCGCATTTAGAACAAAAATTAGGTTTAGCAAAATTATATTCAATCTTAACCCCACAATTATAACAAAAAATGTGACTCATCTTACAATTATATCAAAATTAGTAAGTAATTACACTAATTTCCACTTTCTAGCTTCTTAATAATGAATTTTAATATTTTACTGCGCACAATATCGCTCTCATTGAACGAAAATGTGTGAATTCCCATTTCTTTTGAATCATCATCATCGAATTTGTCGAACATTGGCTTGAATCCACTTTTTCCATTGATATCACTTTGAAAAAAATCGCCTCCGATAATAATTTTACTGTTTTCTCCTATACGAGTGATCAAAGTAGTCAGTTCTTTTAGTGTGAAATTCTGAGCTTCATCAGCAAACACCAGTTTATTCTGCCAACTCGCCCCACGGAGGAAGTTTATTGGGACCGCAGACACTTTTTCTTGCTGTTTTAGGTAAGTGGCATCTCCGGGAGCGACAATTTCTTCCATTTTGTCATAAAGTGGACCCAAAAACGGGTCAAACTTCTCTGTAATGTCTCCGGGTAAGCTCCCCAACCCCCTATCTGCACTTTCTGCAATACTTCGTACATACAAAATATCTTTAGAGAAGTCCTCCTCCATTAATTTTAGCATTCCATACAAAGACATGTAAGTCTTTGAGCTTCCCGCAGGGCCAGAAACAAAAATAATCTTTGTATCCTCTTTTAGTATAAGATCTAAAAACCTTTTTTGTTTGGGGCTGAATCTAAAATTCTTTTTATTAAACTTTATTGATCTCTCAAAATCCGCTGACAATCTAAACGGAACCTCCTTTTGCGTAGCAACCTTTTTTCGGGCCATATGTATCTTATATATACACCTATTATTACAAAATCACTTCCTTTATTGTTGCTTTCGTCACTAGTGTCCCGCCTCCATCCATAGAGTAACCTTCCGATACCACATGCGCCCCAGCATTCACTATTAAATCAAAATCAGTACTATCATAACTCACCCCAACACTAGAAGAGTCTTGCAATGCAACCCCAAATATACTGGTTAATTTACTACCGCTAAAATCAATCAACTCATTCAACCCTGTAGACTGCACATTCATCTCCACTTCTACCCCATCCACTAAATGACTAGTC